AGCACCAGCAGGGCGCTGGCACTCTTCACCGGAATCAGCATAGTAGGCTGGGTATGGTATGCCCTGGTCTATGACAAGATGGCCGCGCTGATGGCGTGCCTTGCAATCGTGCTGGCATACATCGCCACACTGCTGGGTGTCAAACAGGTAACCGAACGTAAGGGGGCTGACAGTGGAAATCCAACAGATCCGGCAGTACCTCAGTAAAATAGACTGGCTGCGTACCATCGCCCTGATAGCGGGTATCCTGGCGGCGTGCTCCATCATCTGGAATCATTTTTACCCAAAGCAAACCGCGTCAACCACCTACACCACCACCGCACCGATCCCCGCAGTCGCCAATGTCCCTACGCAGGAGCTGCCACCACAAAAGGTGATTGTCCTGGTCAAGCAGGAAGCGGTCAAGAAACTGCCAGATCTGCCGCCGGATATGAAAGCAGACCCCAAACAGCAGATCACCACCACAGCAGACATCAAGCCCAGCCCCTACGGTGGCAGCGCCGTCGCCTTCATTAACACCAGCACCGGCAGATCATCGATCATCTACAAAGCCAAGGAAAGACCATGGCTCGGATTCCCGTCTGATATCACACTTGGCGTGCGCTACGGCGTAACCACCCGCGCACCAGGGCAGGAAAGTCAACTCTACGCGAAATGGGATTTTTTCCGAATCGGCAGCGCCTACCTGGGAGCATACGGAGAGGTATCCAGCAGGCCCGAAGCCAAAGCCATGGTTGATATGAGCATGCGATGGTAGATCAGTTCTGTTGACGATCTGTTGACGGCTTAAAATGTCACAGAATGTAAAACAATGTATAAGGTATTGATATTACGTTGACGGTTTACGGGGTTTTTAACAGATATTTAGAAGGCATTATGTTTGTAACTAACTGATTTTTATTACGTATTATTTAAATTATCACACTCTTTCGTAAGGTTCGAACAGCCGTTTAATATCACTAAATATCAATATATTACACAGCTTGTTGACGGTCTGTTGACGTTTTGCGGTTTTCAAGTAACGACAGAGCATCATTCAGATCATGTGGTGCCAGATGGATATATCGGAGAGTTGTTTTGATATTCTTATGGCCCGCCCACTTCATGACGCGGTAAATATCAACACCGGCCTGCAGCAGTCGGGTGATGCAGGTATGTCTCAGGGCATGGATCACGAAATGCTTGTCATGCTCCAGCTCCAGCTCTTCGCGCATCCGAGCCCAGACATAATCCGCCTGCACCATGTTGATTTCAAATAGCCGGGACTTATCCTTCCGCGTTTTCATGATGGCCCTTACGCGTGCTGTCATGGGTATGCTGCGGGGTTTGTCTGCTTTGTTCAGCCAGATGGTGATCATATTGTTTTTCAGATCGATGTCACCAGGTGGAAGGTTGAGTATTTCACTTAACCTGGCTCCGGTGTCAAGCAGGCAAATATAGAGATCCGGCATTTCGCGCCACCATATTCTGGCGCTGTCTGGTTTCGACCTGGTGAAGATGTCCAGGATCTGCTGCTCTTCGGTGTCGCTGATGATCCTGATCCGGCCTTCGATCTCCGGGTCCATGTTAATAAAATCATGTGGCAGTTTGTAAAATCTCAGTATCGACCGGAGCACAGCTCTATATCTGTTAGCAGTCGAGTCTGCTGTTCCGCGCTCTGCAAGTATGTCTGACATTTTGTGCATGTGTTTTTTGCCGATGGCATTTAGCGGTATGTCTCCTATAGTCCCCACTACTAGGCACGCGCGTCTACGCATGCTCTCCCCTGCTTTTTTTTTCTTCCATCGGTCATTGTATAAGGTTGTGATGGCTTCGGACAGCAGGGGCGATTCCTGGCTGATCTGGTAGGTGTCGAAGAATATCTCGGCTTCGGCTTTTTTGAGGGCGCTCTCGGCGTGCTGTTTCTGGCGGCCTATTGCCTGTATATGCCGCTTGCCATCAACGATAACTTTGATGTACCAGTCCGGAGAGTACGACGCTGATCCGCCGCACCTGGTGCATGGTGGCGCGGGTGTTATTGGCTCGGTGTGCCAGTTCTGTTTGTTGCAGTCTGGACAGCGCAGTATTTTGAATATGGGATTTTTGACGGCCATGGCAGCGTACCGGGTATAACCTCGATCGTTACCTTTTCAGGGAGCGTATTTTTTCTTTTAATGATTCAGGGTTGTTTATTTTGATTATGACAGCTTCTTTCATCGGGCCTGATGCAGTTGTAAACTCGAGATCCCCTACTCCTAAAATCCTTTGCAAAATACTTTGTGAGACATTAGTGCTTCGGATGTCGTTTATATCGAGCTCGCATGTTCGTTTAGATAAAATTCCACACGTACATATTATTCTCTTGCTTGTGACTTTGTATTCGTTGCTCTGTTTTTCCAGCAACACATAGATAATTACAAGTATCGGTACAACGACAGTAAATATACAAATAGCTGCAAAAATGAACCAGAAAGTATAGGCCTTCCATTCTGGTGACCCTGTCCAGATGGTTCTTTCTGAATTAAAATCTGATCTTTCTGCGTTTAATTGTTTGCCGACTTCGGCCCTGGTATGCTCATTTACTGGAGCAGGTGCCCCGCACGCCGGACATTTGTTAATTCCAAAAGGTATCGATGTATCACATCCTGCACATTTAAGCCCCATGGCTTACTCCTTTTTCTTCCCAAGATGTACTGCATGATGTATATACAACGGAAATGCGCCTTAAAACAGAGATTGTGCAGCTGAGACTCACACCTGACGAGAAGGAAGCATTAAAGGCTCTGGCAGCAAAAAAGCAGATGAGTCAATCAGAATATCTGCGATGGTTGATCGCCCGAGAGTCCGCCAGCCTTTAATTTTTTCTTTTTCCCTCCCCTTTCACTAAATTCCCGTTATCATTGTAATGTTGTGTGGCAGTACATTAACCAAAATGCGTATTCTGTCGCATGAGTCAAAAAGCTACTTGTTCATTAGAAACAAAAAGTATTATATGCCCCTCCTGAAGTCATTCAATTTAGGAGGTTGTATGCAAGACTACGCCAGGCTGTATCGTTCCAGATCTAATAAGATGACACCGGTGCAAAAGTTAAAGCGAATCAGTAAAATACTTTCTACAAACATGCCGCCGGTAATCATGGTTATGTGCATAATGCTTCTGATCAGAATGGAGCGATAGTCAAACGGGGATCATTGCTGATCCCCGCCCTTTTTTACGCCTTTCCATTTTTTTTTAAAATCAGCATATGCCTGCGCTCTATCATCCTCTGCCAGTAAGAGCATATCCTTCACCATCAACTGCATAAGTGGATCATCATCCAGTGCTTTTACCATATTTTTCTGATCTTCTGTGAGTTTCAGGTGTGGTTCGGCTACGCCGTACACCATTTGAATTTAAGCAACTATACCCCGCTCGGTCATTAATTCAAATGCTCTCCGCTCAATACCAGGAGGAACTCCTGAACGTCTCCAAGTAGATACAGCCCCTTTTTTACGATTAAACAATGGAGCTAGATCCTGATCTTCGGTAACAGAAAAATATTTTTTCAATTCGTCTACAGTAATCATTTTTTTGCACCGGTCTATTTTTACGGTTGACAGTCTAAAAAAATTAGACTATATGTTGGTTCACATTCATATTTAATCACATATTCAATAAATAGCAAGGAACTTTAAAAAAATGAACCAACCAGCCACGCGGGAACTTATTAAATCTAAGCATATCAATCTGTCGTCATGGTGCGCTGCAAATAGGTTTTCGTATCCTATGGTGCAGGCTCTTATAAAAAGCCACGGGCCAATATTGGAAACAAAAAAACAGCGAGAGGTCATTGCTGCGTTAATAGCCGATGGCCTGTATGTGCCTTCCGAGGATGAGGAGAAAGCCGCATGAGTCCTGACCAGCGAATCGAGAAGATCGAATCTCTTTTGGAGCAGCTTCTGGCGTCGGCTGCGTATGAGTCGCCAGTGCCGCTTCCGCTGAGAGATGCTGCTATTGCCTGCCATATGGAATTACGTACGCTTCGGCAGATGGTGGACCGGAAAGAGATCCCGGCGTATCGGCATGCACAGTCTGGCAGCTGGCGGGTGTTCCCGAAAGATATCCGCGCGTATCTGATGGCGGAGTCAAACCAGTCTCCTGCTCGACGTCCCCGCATACTAAAGAGGGCATAGATATGGCTCCGAATGATCCCTGCAAAAACTGTGATGATGAGCATGCCGGCTGTCTGATCAAGTGCGTGATCAACCGGGAGGCTTTCATAAGCACTGCTGATGAGAAGTATTTTAGCTGCCCTGAGTATAAGCGGCAGGAATATCAAGGACTGGAGGGTTGTTATGCGTGATTTTCTTGAGTTGGTGATGGGCAATAAAAAAGAGGCGCTGCATACCGGGGCAACTTTTATCCTGACACTGCTGCTGATAAGCCTGATGGGCTGGTCGCTGCTTGATTGGCCGGTGCCTTCCAAAACTCCGACCCTGGTGGATAAGTCTATGTTACGCCTTCATACCAGTGCTGCAATGGCCGAGCATACGGCGGCTATCAATAGCAGGATGGAGTTGCAGGCGCTGCAGGTTTCCAAGTGATTGAGTTGTTCGAGTGCGCGCGATTAAGCGCTCGGATCAGTAAGGCGGCCTGTGAGGGCAACCGGCAATATAAGCGTGCGTTTGCATGTGAGGGCTGCCCAGGTTTGGGGGCGGCTACTATCCTGGATATGAAGGAGATCGACGTGCCGAAGAGATACAGTTACTGCAAGGTGGATGGCTGCAATAAGTATGTGTCGAAGGCGGGCTACTGCTGGGGCCACTGTAAGGACAACGGCATCGACCCAAAGACGGGGGAGAAGGTTTCTACAGCCCCTATTGTAAAGGTGATCGGCAAGCCTGCTGTGAAGGCTGCTGTTGTGCAAGTCAAGCAACAGCTCGAAGAGCCTATTGTGCCGCCTGGTCAATACCGTGATTTTGATGCCATCATCACCAAGACGATTGTGGACGCTATGAATGCCAAGTGTAGTGAGTGGCTGATGGAGCTGCATGGTATGCCACCGAGCAAGGCTATCGTGTACGCCGGTGAGATGCTCAAGGCTGTTGAGGGTTTGGGATACTGATGATTGCCTCGGCTGCCATAGGATACTTGGCCATGAGCATACGCACCGCAGGTGCGCACTCAGGCAGTAAGGGTGTCGCCCTCCCGGCCTCCCCCTCCCTCCACAAGGGAAAAGAGAGCTGCACCAATCATCCTATGGACAGGGGGCAGTTATGATCAGAGTTGAGTTGATAGGCAAGAAGGAAGCCATTGATATCTGGGGGAACAAGCCAGTCAATGCTGCGATGCGGGCTACTCTGCAACGTGTGGCAAAGACTGCTATGTCAACAGCCAGCCAAGAGATCAGGCTGGTCTACAACATTAAGAAGGGTGACCTTGATAAGAAGATGTCAACACAATCGGGTCATGATTCTGTTTTGATCACTTTCAGCGGCAGAGGGATCTCGTTGTCATACTTCAATGCAAGGCAGTTCACTGTGAACAAGACCATCACCCGGGGCAAGAAAGACGGCAAGGTAGGTCTGGTGACCAAGACAAGAAGCAAGGCCCATGCCTTCCAAGGTGTTGAGGTCGAAGTGTTCAGAGGTCGCAAGACCCAGCTGAGGTCTGCATTTATGGCACAGATGAAGTCTGGCCATATAGGTGTGATGCACCGATGGTCGGGTAAGTTCATGAAGGGCAAGAAGAAGGCGGCAATCGGAGAGAAGGCCGTCGTGTCAATCGCGACTATGATCCTCAATCGCAACGTCCACCCTGCCATCCTTGCCAAGGTTCAAGATGATTTCGATAAGGTATTCAAGCAACAGATTGAATACCAGTTGAGCAAGGGCAAGTCTTGAAAACATCGCGGGTCCTTTCCGGCAGGAGATTCTGACGGGCACCAAAGCGCGCAGAAAAACGCTAGCTAAAGACATTTTGAGTTTGCAGATTTTCATATTGATTAAATGCAATCACCAGGTGAGGCAAGTATGGACAGCAAGATTAACGGATTCACCCCCGACCAGGCTCTGGAAGTTTTCCACCCTGCTGCATTAAATGAAGCGATCGTCGGCCCCTGGGTCTTCCTCCAGCTGCATCCTGGTATCGGCTGGGCCTGTCCAGATTGTGGTGAAGTCATCAAGTCCGATCGTGCTGCTGCTTCCTTCCGATCGGGTGGCCGCGTCTGTTGCCCCTCCTGCAAAAAGTTTTTCACCAACCGCACCAACACCATATTGCATGGCAGTCAGCTTGAATTTTCCGAACTGTATCTGATTGCTGTCCTCTCCGCCTTCGCCAAACGCACCGGCGCTGATCCGGCTGCCGCCCGTCGAGAGATCGCCCGTATCTCGGGTCTCCATCCAGACTCAATCCGTAACTGGGAAAAGATATTCACTGCCCTGGAGACACCGCTTGTCTGACACCGACAACAAAGTCATCGACATCAAAGCCGCCGTAGAAGAGCGCAAGCGCCTCGAAGAAGCCGCCCTCGCCGAAAAGGGTGACGCAGCTGAAAAAGGCCCGCGCCTCACCGCCGCCAAGATCAAACAATGCCTGCAAGCCAACGAGCTCGGCGACGGCACCTTGTTTGCCGCCATCAACCACGGCAAATATCTGTACAACAAGACCCTCGACAAATGGCTGCAATGGCAGGGGCACCACTGGGAATACGACACCATGGAAGAGCGGTATCACGCCGTCGAAATCGTCGCCGAAACCTACCTCAAAGAAGCCTACGAGCTAAAAGACGACATCGAAGCCGAGCGTGCCAAGGGCACCAAAGATGAAGCAAATGCCTTCTTCCAGCTGCAGAAATCATACTTCGCCCGGGTCAAACGCCTGCGCTCCAACAGCGGCGCAACCGCATGCCTCACCTACAGCCACAGGATAGAAGACCCACTCGCCATCAAAGGTGACGAACTCGACACCAACCCTTGGCTGCTCGCCTGCACCAACGGCGTATTGGATCTCCGGACAGGCAAACTGCGTGACGGCCGCCCTGGTGATCACCTCTTAAAACACGTCCACCACGAATGGCGCGGCATCGACGCACCTGCCCCCGCCTTCGAAAGTTTTCTCGCCAGCGCATTAGATGGCGACCCCATGACGCACCAGGACGAGCGCGATCAGCACCGCGAGCATGTCACCGCCTTCGTACAGCGCGCCCTCGGCTACGGCATCACTGGCCACAACACCGAACACATATTTTTAGTCTTCAACGGTGCCGGCCGAAATGGAAAAGGCGTCCTCGTCGAAACCCTGCGTTATGTCCTGGGCGGATTGGCAGGCCCCATCCCGGCAGAAATGCTGCTTGATCAGGGCAGAGCCGCCACACCATCAGGCCCCACACCGCACATCATGGCACTCAAAGGACTGCGGATCGCCTTCGCCAGCGAAACCGACGAAGGCCGCAGGTTCAGCCCTGGTCAAGTCAAATGGTACTCAGGCGGCGACACCCTCAAAGGCCGCGACCTCAACGCCAAGGATTACATCGACTTCGACCCCACGCACCTGCTGATCCTGCTCACCAACAACCTGCCGCACGCCCCTGGTGACGACTTCGCCTTCTGGCAGCGCCTCAAGCTCATCCCGTTTCACTACAGCTTCGTAGCCGAACCGGACCCAAACAAGTCCAACCAGAAACAGCGCGACGACCAGCTGCGCGAAAAACTGAAATCCGAAGCCAGCGGAATCTTGGCATGGCTCGTCCGTGGATGCTTAGCATGGCAGCAGCAAGGGCTCCGGCCACCAGATCAGGTCACCAGCGCAACCGAAGAATACCGCCTCGGCGAAGACACCATCACCCAGTTTGTCTCCGAGACCTGCGACCAGGCCGCCGATCTGCGCAGCAACGCCACCGACATCTACAACATCTTCAAGCGCTGGTACAAAATCAACGTCAGCGCCAAGCCTGGCAGCTGCCCCGCCCAGAAGAAATTCGGCAGCATGCTCGGCAAGCAGTTCAAAAAAGAAAAGGTCGGAGGCTCCACCAGATACTTCGGCCTGCAGCTCAAAGAGAATGTGCATCAGTTGTACCCGGAAGAGACCACCGCAGGACGATGATGGGCGGGCCGGAAGGCTCTTAAATATAGGGTAAGGGGGGAAGTATGAAACATGCAATTAACAGGACAATAGGACGATGCAGGATGATAGCTTTTCGGATTGTCCTGCATCGTAACTATCCAGATTAAAACAGCAAAACAACTGTATCAGGACGATAGGACGATAAACGCAATTGATAGGGATAATTTACACTCCCCACAGGACTTTAAGACTTTACTCTATTATTGTCCTATTGTCCTAAAACTATAAAAAAGAATAAAGAATATAAGCATTTATAGGGCAGGACAGACGGTTTTTTATAGTCCTGCTATCGTCCTAAAGTCCTGATAATAGTCCTGGTCGGAGAGAAAATGAACCTGCTCGACATCGCACAAAAAGACGGCCGCACCTACCGCAGGGTCAGCAGTATCCACGGCGGCGAATACCACGGCCCCTGCCCGTCCTGCGGCGGCACCGATCGCTTCCACGTCTGGCCCGAGCAGGGCGACTATGGCACCTTCTGGTGTCGTGGCTGCTCCCTGGGTGGCGACGCCATCGAATACCTCATGAAGATCGAAGGCATGCCGTTCCCGCAGGCTTGCAAAGAAGTCGGAAAAGAGCTCCCCGAAAATGAAGACTTCCAGAAGCCTACATTCAAACGCCCCACTACCGGTGAAACCTTCACCCCTCGGGAAACAAGCAGCGCCTCCGAACTCTGGATCCAGCACGCCGTCAAGCTGGGAGACTGGGCGCATGACCAACTGTTGAACAACCCTTTGCAGCTGGAAATACTCGCGTGCCGTGGCCTTGATCTGGACGCCGTCAAAAAATACAAACTAGGCTGGAACCCCGGAGAAAAAGGAAAAGACCTCTACCGCGCCCGTGAAGCCTGGGGCCTGCCAACCCTCACCAAAGAAGACGGCAAAGCAAAAAAACTCTGGCTGCCGGTCGGCCTCGTCATCCCGTACTATTTCTGCGGCACCCTACAGCGCATTCGTATCCGTCGCCCCGAAGGTGAACCACGCTATTATCTGGTACCCGGCTCCAACATGGCACCCATGATCCTCGGTGAAAGCACCAGGGCATACATCATCGTCGAAAGTGAACTCGATGCCCTGCTCATCCATCACCTGGCCGGAGATCTGATCGGAGTCATCTCCCAGGGGAACAGCACCGCCAAACCGGACGACGTCACAGCCTTCCTCCTTAAAAACGCCCTGTCAATACTGGTGGCCCTTGACAGTGACAAAGCAGGTATGGAGGCCTCAACCTGGTGGCAGAAACACTTTCCGCAGGCCGAACGCTGGCCCGTCCCGATCGGCAAAGATCCCGGAGAAGCCTGGAAAGCCGGTCTTGACATCCGCGAATGGATCAAAGCAGGCCTCCCCCCCGTCATCACCATGCCGAAAATTCAGCAATCCACCCCTGTCCCCTCATCAGTCCAGGACAATAATTCTGGCGCGGGTCTTTCTGCTGCTCCTACCGAGACCGAACAGCCGCAGCAACTCGCCCAGGTAATCACCAGCAAAGACGGCCGACAGGTCTTCATCACCGACAACCGCGCAGAATATGACCAGCTCGTCGCCCAGGGCAAGATCGTCTTCGACTCAAAAGAAATCGCCTTCGTCAAACTCTCCGGAGCCGATCAGGAGCAGGCCGCCAAATTCCTCGACGCCAAACAGACCTTCCCCGGCTGCCGCGTCATCAGCGCCGATCCCGATTACGTCCGCCCGATAGACGAACCCAAACAAAAAGCATACTACGTCCGATAGGAGCCCTCATGAAATTCACCATCCCCCAGAAAGAACTTGTCGCAGCACTCACCCGCTGCGCCGCCATCGCCGGTGGCAGATCCAGCACCCCCATACTCGAGCAGGTCCTGCTCGACCCGCGTGCGGGCTGCCTGCACGTCCAGGCTACCGACCTGGAGATAGGATACCACACCGTAGTAGATGGCATTATCTGGCTTGGTGTCGATACCTTTGTCCCTGGTGAGTATCTGCCCTTCACCCTCCCGGCAAAAAAACTGCTCGAAATCGTCAAAGCCATCCCCGTCACCATGGTAGACTTCACCGCCGGAGACATGCAGACCTTTACCATCTCAGGCGGCACCGTATCCTACACCCTCGCCGGACTCGATCCGTCCGAATACCCGGCCACCGAAAACATCCAGGGCAGCTTCATCACCATCCCTGCCCACACCCTGCACCAGGCGCTCGGGCCCGTCACCTACTGCCAGAGCAAAAACACAGAAAAAGCCAACCTCAACGGCAGCTGGTTCAAACTCGAAGAAAATGAAAATGACGACATCTTCCTTACCACCGCCTCCACCGACGGTCACCGCCTCTGCCTCAACAGCATCCCCATCCCTGGCGGAGACGACGACGAAGGCCTCGACTACCTGCCCGAGCTCGCCAAAGGCATCACCATCCCCGGCAAAGGCATCTCCGAAATACTCGCCCTCGATATCAAAAGCGGAGCCGACGAAGACGGAAACACCCTCGCCGTCATCACCATGGCCAACAACAGCCTCGCCGTCTCCATCGGACACGAACGGCTCACCATCAGACTGCTCGCCACAGAATTCCCCGACGTCAACCGGGTCATCCCCACTGGCCAGACCGAGCGGATCAGCATCAAGCGCCAGTCCCTCATCGACTCCATCCTCCGCTGCCGCATCGCCACCGACAAAGAAAACCTGCGCGGCATCGATCTCAAGGTCAACGAAGAGCGCGACGGCATCGTCCTCTCCGCCGCCATCCCGCTTTTGGGTCTCGAAGCCCACGATCGCATCACCGCCGAAATAACCGAATCACCCGAACCCATGCGCTTCAACGCCGAATACCTGCTACAGGCCCTCAACAACATCGGCACCACCAATGTCGACATCCTCTTCAAAGGCCCGCTCACCCCCGTCATGATCGTACCGGCTGGCTCAGACTTCCCCCAGGCCGTCATCATGCCCATGCGAGGTGCCTAATGGCAAAAGACTTCGTACAGATGGATCTGTTTGAACAAGAGCCGGTCGCCGAAACCGAAGACCTGTACGCCCTGGCCAAAGAACGGGCCAAATCTACAATCACCATCAAATTGTCTCCGGAGTATTTCGAAGAAAAAGGCCTACTGCGAAAAGCAATGATCCTTACAAAGGGAATGGTCGGTATCCCCGAATCAGGAAAAATCAGTAAAGTATTTCATTGCGAAGAAAACATCTATGCAATCACCGGCAGCCTCTCAAGTGGGATTGCCGGCAACATCAAGTTTTTCGGGTACAGGCTCATCCCCCGCAACAACTGGAATGATGAAGCAATAACCCCGATAACTATTGCCGAGCATAACAACGCCCCGAGAAGATCACCGTTATCGTATACCGGCTGTCTGCTGACATACCAAAAGCAGGAATTCGTCGCTTATCGTCCTGTTGATTTTGTTCGGGCCGTAGGCTAACAGCTTGCCCTGCCGTGACCATCAAGCCCTGGAGCCGTACTTCGATGGTCGGTAAACCAGGGACGGCAGGGCAGTATATAACGGCTTGAGCTGAACCGCCGCGAAGCGGTCGGGTCGGAACGCTGGTTATAGTGCGAAGGAGTAAACCGTGGCAAACACACCAAATATCAGATTTTGTAGGCACTGTGACACGTTCCATTATTGGTGGGAATCTTGTGAATACGAAAGGACAATTAAAATGACTGAAATGGAAAATGCGTTATGCGAGCAAAACAAAGCACTTGTGGAATTAGGTGAGGATAATATTGGGTTACGGGACAGAGTAAACGTATTAGAAGAATATATTACAAGGCTTGAGATGGATTTGGAACAGGCTAACGACAATATGCGATATTGGCAACGGGCTGCATCTAAAGCAGAAGCCATTGTCAGTGAGATGGAGGAGGTAAAATGAATTGGTGGGAAAATCCTGAGATAAAGAAAATGTATGCCGTAGGTCAGGGTTTCTCTGGCAAGGCACAGGACGGGCAAAAAGATGGCTGGATGCTCGAAGGTCTTTTTGAGACAGAGCAGGAAGCAATAGACCACTGCACCGTTGATGATTACGCAGTCTTTCCGCTGCCCGTTGGGATTATGACCGGTACATCGCTCCCTAATGGCATATTCTGGCCGAGACTCCAAAGCAAAGAAGAGGGACAAGAGAGACTTGAAAAATTCCGGCAAGGCGTGGTGCTGGACTAGCACTATAACATCAAGGCTGACCGGCCCCGTCCGGTCGTGCCGCTGGTTATAACAAAAACAGGAGAAACCATGTACCGATTCCCAAAAACAATCTTTACCTACAACGCCCCATTCGTACAGCTCGAGCATATCAAATCCGAAATGCTCGAAGTCGTCTACGCCTATGACAACGAACAGATGAACCGTGTCGCCGAAGAGGTCCTCGACCTGATCCACTCCTGCGAAACCTTCCTGCGGATACTCGAGCAGCGGCAGGCCATCGACGTCCCGATCCTCCATGATCTCATCGTCGAAAAAAACCGGCTGCGGGGTTACTATGCCAAGTGATCCGCGCTTCATGCCCTGCGTCATGATCATCTGCAGCATCCTCGCAGCCCTCATGTATGCCAGCGCGGGTGACTTCCGCCGCTCAGTCTACTGGCTCGCTGCCGCCGTCCTCAACATCACGGTAACGTTTTAATGACCCTCCACCGGCTGCATAGCGAATCCCGCGCCGATCTGCTCGCCATGTACGACGAGCGTATCGCCGCACGGGATCACAAAACCGCCCTTGCCATCAAGCTCAAGATCGCGCAGCTCGATGCCATCTACCTGGGCAGCCCGCAGCCGGAACCCGAACCAGCGCCCGCCAGCTTCGAAACCCCCGCGGCCGTCGCAGCCTACCTGATTGAAGGCGGCTGGAAAGTCAGCGAGCGCAGCGTCTACAACCATATCGATCAGCGCAAACTCATACCCGATGCCCGCGGGGCCTTCACTGCCGAAAGCGTCCGCCAGTATGCCGAAGCCAACCTGATCAACAACCCCCAACGGGCCGAAAAAACCGACAGCGACGCGCTCACATTAGAAGCCAAGCAACTCGAAAACCGCCGCCTGCGTATGAAAGTCGAACAGCAGGAAGGCACCCTCATCAACTCCGAAGACGTCAAGCGCGAGCTCGAAAACATGCTCGTCTCCTTCCGCTCACGGATACTGCTGATCCCCCGCAAACTCTCCAGTCAGCTGGCCATGATGACCGACCAGCACAAAGTCGAAGAAGTCCTCACCCGAGAACTGCGCGACACCTTGACGACGTTAAGCCAGTTTGCCGTTCAAAGTTCAACGTTCGATGTTCAAGGTTCCAACTCCGAACCCCGAACCTCGAACCCCGAACAGATTTCCTAATGCAAACAGCCCTCCAACTCATAGGCAGCTGCCTCACCTGCCTGGTACCGCCGCCCCTGCTCACCGTCTCGCAATGGGCCGACGAATTCCGCTACGTCTCGCGCCGCGTCTCCCCCGAGCCGGGGCGCTGGCGTACCGATCGCACCCCTTATCTGCAAGAGATCATGGACTGCTTCAACAGCCCGCAGGTAGAAACCATCGTATTCCGCAAGCCCGCCCGTATCGGCGGCACCGAAGCCATACTCAACGCCATCGGATTCTATATCGACTACGACCCCAGCCCGATATTGTACGTCCAACAGACCGACGGCCTCGCCGAACGATTCTCAAAGAAGATCCTGCAGCCAACCATCGAAGAAACCCCCGCCCTCGCCGTCAAAGTAGACGAAGCCCGCGCCGGAAAGAGCGGATCCACCATCCTCGAAAAAGCCTTCCCCGGTGGCGATCTGATCATCTCCGGAGCCAAAAGTCACACCAACTTCCGCATGGTCCACCGCCGTATCATCATCTGCGACGACATAGATGGATACGACGCCGACGTCGGTGGCGAAGGCGACCCCGTCTACCTTGCCATCGAGCGCGCAGCCAACGCCCCGGACAAGAAAATATTTCTCACCAGCTCGCCATCCATCTCCGGATCATCGCGTATCGATCTGGCCATGATCGACACCGATCAGCGTTTTTTCAAAATCCCCTGCCTGCGCTGCGGAGCCATGCAGGTGCTCGACTGGGAAGATCCGAAAAAACTTCCCTCCAGGTTGAGATGGCCCGCCGGAAAATTTCACCAGGCTTGGTTCGAATGTGAAAGCTGCAACGGCGAAATGAAACACCACGAAAAAATGGAAATGCTGCGTAACGGATCATGGGAGGCAACCCGCCCCTTCACCAACTCCGCCGGGTTTGATGGCTTAAGCCAGCTCTACTCTCCCTTCGTCCACTGGTCAGCCATCATCGACAAATGGTTCAAAGCCTCCAAAGACAGCGCCACCCTCAAAGTCTTCTGCAACACCGTAGCAGGGCAGAGCTGGGAAGAAGACGCCGTCGAAAACGTACCCGAGCAGCAGCTGCACGCCAGGCGTGAAAAGTACCCCGCTGCCGCACCCCTCGGAGTCACCATCATCACCGCCGGAGTCGACGTCCAGGGCGACCGCCTCGAAGTCGAGCTCGTCGGCTGGGGCCGTGGCGAAGAATCATGGAGCCTCGCCTATATCATCCTCTGGGGCGACACCTTCAAGCCCTCCGTCTGGATGGATCTCGACACCATCCTGCAGGAACAGATCGAGCACGAATCCGGCCTCATGCTGCGGGTCTCCTGCGTCGCCATCGACAGCGGATACGCCACCGACCATGTCCACAACTACGTCAAGCCCCGGCAGACCCGCAACATCTACGCCGTCAAAGGTGATAAAGGCACCATGGGTCACCCCCTGGTCAACAACCCCAGCACCAAAAACAAAAAGAAAATCGTCCCCTTCATCGTCGGAACCTACACCGCCAAGAGTAGCATCGCCGCCCGCCTCGCCATCGTCGGCAGCGGCCCCGGCAGTTGCCACTGGCCTTTGCTCGAAGCCCAGGGCGATCATGATCCCGGTGTCGCCCAGTATGGCATGGAGTATTTCAGCCAGCTCACCGCCGAAAAGAAATACAAAACCATGTATCGCGGCATGGCCAGCTATCACTGGAAGAAAACCCGCCCGAGAAACGAAGCACTCGATTGTCGAGTCTATGCCTATGCCGCCCTCGGCATACTCTACAACCGCAACTTCAAGCTGGAAAAACACAGCAAAGAGATGGAAAACCGCTTCGAAGAATCACTCGCAACTCGCAGACCTGATCTAAAACAGCCGGAAAAGCCGGCAGAAAAACAAAAGAAAACACGCAGACAACATTCAAACGGCTGGTTTTAATATACTCAGGGGGTGGACGGTGGCTGATTACGTAACAATAGGACAGGTAGCTCAAAAACTCGGCAAATCAGTCAGAACCGTAAAGCGCTGGTGGCTCTCAGGCCAGACGTGTCTTGAAGTCTGGGCCCCGCATCACCTTGTCGGCAAAGCCGGGATCTGCTTCACAAAGCGCTCGGTAAAAGATTTCATAGAAAAAGGCTCGGTAAAGCCCGAAGAATGGGCACCGGAATAACCTTTTCACGTGGACAAAGGTGGACATGCGTGGATAAAGTATGACAAAGGTGGACAAAGGTGGACAAGAGTGGACAAGGGTGCCTATCCTGTCCACTTTTTTTTTGACACTCTTGCAGCATGTCGCAACCGATCCCCTCCATAGAACCCGCCGTCATAACAGCAGGCGACACCATAACCTGGTCACGCTCCCTGCCGGACTATCCGGCCTCGGGCGGCTGGGTTCTACATTATGCCCTGCGCGGCCTTGCCGGAGTCGTCGATCTCATCAGCAGCGCCTATCAGACTGACGACCACCTGATCAACATCTCGGCAGCAACCTCCGGGGTATATGTCGCCGGGCAGTATTCCATTCAGGGCTACGTCACCAACGGCACCAACCGCGTCACCGTTTATGCCGGTTCCATCTCCATCACGCCAAACCTGGTCACCGCAGCCGCCGGTTACGATGGCCGCTCCCACGTCAAAAAAGTACTCGACTCGCTCGAAGCCGTAATCGAAGGCCGCGCAACCCGTGATCAGCTCCAGCTAACCATAGACGGCACAACTCTGGTCAAGATGACACCCGAGCAGATCCTCACCTGGCGTGCCCAGTATTACCGGGAATACCGCAGAGAGCTTGCCTCCGCACGCGCAGCACAGGGCAAAAACTCCGGCCGCAAAATAGTCACTCAATTCGTGAGGCGCTAAATGGGAATCCTCTCCACAATAGCCGAGCGATTCGGCAGCATCCGCAAACCTGATCTGCCGGTACCTGCTGCAGAAACCCGCGCCTATGCCGCCGGCCGGATCAAAAACAGCTCCGGATCCGACTTCGGCATGAGCCTGACATCCTGGTCCAAAAGCATGGATGCCGAGTTGCGCTGGACACTGCGCACCATGCGTAACCGCTGCCGCGTGCTCTATCAGAACAACGGCTATGCCAAAAAATACATCACCCTCGTCGTCAAAAACGTCGTCGGGCCCAACGGCATCCATCTGCAGAACAAAGCCAAAGACTTCAACGGCAAGCTCGACGACATGGCCAATCAGATGATCGAAGCCCAGTTTGGCAAATGGGGAAAGATCGGCTGCTGCGACGTCACCGGTAAATTGTCCTGGAAAGATGCCCAGCGGCTCTTTATCAGATCAGTCGCCACCGATGGCGAAGTCATCGTCCGCAAAGTGCGCAACTTTGGAAACCCCTACAAATTCGCACTGCAGTTCCTCGAAGCCGATCATCTCGACGAGAACTACAACGGCAACCACACCAACGGCAACCAGATCCGCATGGGCATAGAATACGACCAGTGGGATCGCGCCATCGCCTATCACATCCTGGTACAGCATCCGGGCGACTACACCTACGCCCGCAGCGGGGGAAACTATTACGAGCGCATCCCCGCAGCCGACATCATCCACGCCTATCTTCCCGAGCGCGCCCGGCAGGGCCGTGGCGTCCCCTGGATGCACGCCGCCGTCGATGATGTTGACAACATGGGGGCCTACGTCGAAGCCGCCATAATCAGCAAGCGCACCTCCGCCAGCCGCATGGGTTTCCTGGTGCCGCCCGATACCGAAACCGGGACGTTGAGCGAAGACGGAGAAACCGTCGAAGGCGATCTGATCAGCAAACTCGAAGCCGGAACACTCGAGCAACTGCCGGCCGGATACAAATTCGAGCAGTTCAACCCCGCAGAGCCGGGTGGCGACTTCGACCCCTTCATGGCGCGTACCCTCAAGGGCTTCGCCTCCGCCCTCGACATATCCTATCACCATCTGGCCAGCGACCTCTCCGGCGTCAACTACACCAGCTCCCGCACCGGAGAGCTGTCAGACCGTGACACCTGGCGCACCATACAGGACTGGATGATCGAAACCTTCAACGAAAATATCTTCTGTGACTGGCTCGAAGTCCAACTGCTGGCCGGCCTGCTCACCTTCAACAACGGCAACGTCCTGCCCTACAGCAAATTCGACAAATTCTGCGCGCCCAACTGGGTACCGCGTGGCTGGACATGGGTAGATCCGCTCAAAGACATCAACGCCAGCATCCGTGCGCTGGAATTCGGGCTCACCACCCGCACGCGTATCAGCGCCGAGTGCGGCGACGACTACCTCGATCTGCTCGACGAAATGCAGCAGGAAGCCAAAGCCATCACCGACCGCAGCTTCGAAGTCCAGACCACCTTTAACGGCTCCGTCAAAGAAGCACCGGTGGCGGTAGAGGTTACCGATCCGCAGGATGAGCTGGCATCGCTGCAGTTGGCCGAAAACACCAAAGCGCTGGAAGCCAAAGTTGATCGTATGACGGATGAAATAAGATCGCATTCAACCCGCGAATCGGTACCGTCAAATATCACCGTCAACAATCCGCCGATCACCGCCAACATCAACATGCCCGAACCGGCCAAGCGCACCATCCGTAAAACCGTCACCCATAACCGTGATCAGATCACGGGCGAAATAATCAGCTCAGAAGTCGTCGAGCAGGAGGAATAACCATGTCAGTCATCTATGCAGCCAGCTTAAAAACCACCCGTATGCAGGCCATCGTCACCGCTCTCGGTGCTGCTGCCAAACTGGTACTCGGTACCTCGGCACTCTCCGGAGCAACCGGAGTACTCGCCACGGAAACACTACCGGCCACCGCCGGAACTGTCTCGGGCAGTGTGCTCACTTTCAGCAGCACCCCCTATTCCGTTGCCGCAGCCGCAGCGGGCACACTGGCCAAAGCGGAACTGCGCACCTCGGCAGATGCAGTCATCATCTCCGGGCTCACCGTCGGGACCAGCGGAGCAGACATCATCGTCGACACCACCACCATCAGCTCAATCGGCCAGATGGTCAACATCAACTCCGGCACACTCACACACGGGTAATGACTGTGAAAATAGTTATTTATAACAATGTGATACTGGCATCGGGTGATTTCAACGCAAGCGATTATGGTCTTGAATGCCAATTCGTTGATATTGAAGTTCCACCCGACTTCACGGCCTCCGGGTACATCTGGGACGGGTTCAATCTCGTTAGACCATAGGGGTATAGCATGTCAATCACAACCGTTGACGATATAGCCGCCGCGCTTTCCGGTTCGCAGAATATCGACTTTTTAAAAACGCTGACCGCTGCCAAAGCTGCCGGAGCGTTTCAATCCGGATGGATGGCGGCAGGCAATCCCGGTGCCGGTTCTGCTTCTCCTGCCTACACAGCAGGATCTGGTTACACCTGTTCCAGCGCTACAGCCGGAGCAATCCGGATGACGAACGGAGCAGTTGCTCTGTATCTGGCACGTATGGCCGCCGCTATCACGCAACCCGGCACACTGGTTTTATATGACCGACTCTGGTCGTGTTCCGGTATGGGTTTCGCCGCAGGTACGTTCACCATCACCACGCCGGGCAGTTTGCCAGCGCGGATCACCGGCAACGGCGTAGACGTCGAAGCCTGGGTAGAACAGTTCGTAGCAGCTGGGGCCGCATCCGGTACTTTGACGTTCAACTACACCAACGCCAACACAGGCGCGGCAAAAGCAGGGGTCATCTCCGCAGTTGTCTCGGCACCTGTCGCAGGTCAGTTGCAGCCGATTCCGGTCGTCGCTGGTGACACTGGTGTACGTGCACCGGTATCTGTTGTCACGTCCGCCACCTGGACAAGCGGCACATTCGGTCTGACACTTATGAAAGCCGTAGCACGAATTTCCGTAGGGGTTGCCAGTGATGGCCGGTCGCTGGATTGGGCAGGCACCGGGCTGGCTCGGATTCCGAATGATGCCTGCCTGATGCTCGTGTACATGGCGGCAAATACCACGGCAGCAACTATTATCGGATCGATTGACATTATCGATAAATGAGCACCTGGGGCCATAAAAATAGCCTCGGTGATCCCCGGATAACCCCTGACCTGTTCAACTCGACAGCCGGGGCCGAAGTCAAAGCTGTTATCAGTGCACAATTCTTCGGGGCAGCAGGCGACGGCAGTATCAACGGCACTCTGACAGCAACCGACATTCAGGACAGCGCCGCCCTTACCGGCGGCATAGCAGTAACCGGCTCTTTGACAGCAACAGATATTCAGGACACGGCGGCCTTCACCGGCAACGTCGTCGCAGACGCGGTTAATGGTGATCTGGCCGCAACTGATGTCAGTGACAGTGCCGCCTTCTCGGGCGGTGTAGCCATCACCGGCACCCTGACCGCCACCGACACCGTCGACACTGCCAGCATCAGCGGCGGGGTACGCATCACCGGAACCCTGACAGCAACCGACATTCAGGATACAGCAGCCCTCAATGGCGGCATCGCAGTAACCGGCTCTTTGACAGCAACAGATATCCAGGACACGGCGGCCTTCACCGGCACCATCGTTTCGTCATCCGTCAACGGCGATCTGGCAGCCACCGACGCCGCCGACAGCGCCGCCCTCGCGGGTAGCATCGCCATCGGCGGCGATCTGACAGCAACTGATCCCGTCGACGTCGCAGAGTTTACCGGCTCCATAGCATCAGACTCGATCACCGGCAACCTCGATGCAACCGACACCAGCGACAGCGCCGCCTTTACCGCTTCAATTCTGGTCAGCGGGACCTTTGCAGCGATCGATCAGCCGGACAGTGCCAGCCTCACGGCAAACTTCACCATCCTCGGTGATCTGGCAGCAAGCGAAGAACCGGACAGCTGCTTTATCAGCGGCAGCATCGAAGGCGGCGCACCGGTAATCAGAAGTGGTGGCGGCTCAATCCGGCCCCGACAACCATATCTACCAGATCCGGTCGCCGGCAGACTGAATGCCACTGAAGCACCGGACACCTGCCGGATCAGCGCCACCATCAGCATCAGTGGCACCCTGGCAGCAACAGAAGCACCCGACGCCTGCAGCATCAACATGGATATATGGCGCACCTATCACAAAAAACGCCGACTGAGAGAAGCAGAAGAAATCACCGCCTGGTTGTTGGCAGCATAAGGAGAAACCATGACACAGAAAAAAATAAAACTTGCCCCACAAGCCCGCAGCATCACACTCGACCGTGCCGCCGTCCAGCAAGACAGCCGCACCATCTCTCTGGCCTTTGCCAGCGAGCAGCCGGTCGAACGCTACTGGGGCATAGAAATACTCGATATGTCACCCGGAGCCATGCGCACCGGTCGCATGAAATCAGGAGCACCGCTGTTGTGTGACCACGACACCTGCTGTCAAGTCGGCATCGTCGAAGATATCTCTCTCGGAACGGACCGCGTGGCGCGGGCCGATGTACGCTTTGGGAAAAGCGCACGGGCCGAACAGGAATATCAGGACGTCATCGACGGCATCCGCACCAACGTCAGCGTCGGCTATATCATCCACGAGATGCAGGCCGAATCTGAAAAAGACGGCATCACCACCTGGCGTGTCATCGACTGGGAGCCATACGAAATCAGCATGGTGTCAGTCCCGGCAGACTACATCGCCAGCGGCGTGGGTCGTTCTGTGGAAGAGCGGGAAATCAGCATCACCGTCAACGTCACCGCAATCGATGAATCAGAAACAACGGAAAATGAAATAGAAACCGAAACCGCAGTAAGTGATCCCACATCAACCGAAACAGAGGAGAGAAAACCCATGGAACCCAACATCCAGGAAGAAAGAAACGCCGCCCGCAAAGAAGCCCAGACCGAAGTCCGCGAAATTCTCGCCATCGCCAGCAAACGTCCCGACGTCCTCATGGATGCCGCCCGTGAATTCATCACCACCGGTAAAACTCTGGACGAATTCCGCACCTTTGCCATGGAGCGCCTGTTCGATGCCAAACCTGTCCAGGTCTCGGCAGAAATCGGTCTCAATGACAAAGAAGCACGCTCCTTCAGCATCCTGCGTGCCATCAATGCCATGGCCAACCCGAATGACCGCAACGCACAGGCAGCAGCCGCCTTTGAACTTGACTGCTCCCGCTCCGTTGAAGGCATCCTGCGCAAAGCACCGCAGGGCTTCTACATCCCCATGGATGTCCAGAAACGTGACCTGACTGTCGGCACTGGCAACGCCGGTGGATACACCAAGCAGACCGATGTCCTCGGCGGATCGTTCATCGAAATGCTGCGTAACCGCATGATGACTCAGCGTATGGGTGCCACGGTCCTTTCCGGCCTTGTCGGCGATATCGCCATCCCCGGCCAGTCCGGTGGCGCAACAGCATACTGGGTGGCTGAAAACACCGCCGTCACCAAAAGCCAGCAGACCATCAGCCAGGTTGCCATGGCCCCAAAAACTGTTGGAGCCTTCACCGACGTCAGCCGCAAGCTGCTCAACCAGTCCAGCATCGACATCAACAACCTGGTCCAGTCTGATCTTGCCAAAGTTCTGGCGCTGGCCATTGACGTCGCAGCACTGCACGGCCCCGGCACCGGCAACGCACCGACCGGCATTGCAGCCACCGCAGGCATCGGCTCTGTAGCCGGTGGCACCAACGGTGCCGCACCAACCTTTGCCAACATGATCAGCCTCTGGTCAGAAGTCGCCATCGACAACGCCGATCTCGGCAGTCTCGGCTTCCTCACCAACAGCAAAGCCATCGGCAAACTCATGTCCACGCAAAAAGTGGCCACCTACGGCAACGACTTCATCGTCAACGCCTTCCCGGATGTCAACGGCTTCACCAACATCCACGGCATGCGCGCCGGTGTTTCCAATCAGGTCGCCTCCAACCTGGTCAAAGCCGCTTCCGGTGCTGTCTGCTCCGCCATCTTCTTCGGCAACTGGGCAGACCTGCTCATCGGTCAGTGGGGCGGACTTGATGTCCTGGTCGATCCGTATACCGGTGGCGCAGCTGGTACCGTTCGTGTGCGCGTACTGCAGGATGTCGACATCGCCGTCCGTCATGCTGAATCCTTCTCCGCCATGCTCGATGCACTGACAACCTGATCCTAACCGGGGCGGGGTAACTCCCGCCCCCTACCCACTGCGAGGTTATGTATGAAATTAAAGAGTCTACGAAATATGCTGGTCGATGGCCGCCACGTTGACGAAGGCGAAATCTTCGAAACCGGTGTCGACAATACCGCCCGCGTCATTGCCATGCGTAAAGCCGTACCCTGCGCAGACGATGAAGCTGATGCACAGGCCGCTGCTGATGCACAGGCCGCTGCTGATGCACAGGCCGCTGCTGATGCACAGGCCGCTGCTGATGCACAGGCCGCTGCTGATGCCGAAGCCGCTGCCAAAACCGGCAAGAGCAAATAATGCAGTTCTCCCCTGACGATATGGACTCGATCCTCAGTGCCGTCGGTGAATCCATCCAGATCACCGACGGCCTGGCGGTCAAAACCATCACCGGCAAGTTCCGCAAGAACTTCCAGTCCGTATCGCCGTATGAAACCACCGTCGGCATTCTGCTCCCGGCCTTCACCTGCAAAACAGCAGACATGGCCGGGGTCAGTAATGCCGCCGTATTCCGCATCCAGTCCGTAGACTACAAACTGGATGGCAAACCCGAAGAGCAGCCCAGCGGGTTCACCCTTGTCAAACTGGGACTTAAAAAATGAGCGTAGCCGATCAGCTTGACACATACATCCGAGCCCAGCTGCAGAAGATCCTTACCGGGCAGAGTATCACCCTGTTCGGAGGCACGGTCTACAGCTTCCGCACCAACGCCGGGCGGCTGGTAGACAAGCAGCTCGAATACACCGAGCACCCGGACGACATGCCCGCCCTGGTCTTCTACAGCGGCAAAAACACCAGCACCACCGAAAACGCCGAGCTGGGCATGGAAAACCACCTGCAGGAAATCAGCATCGAAGGCTTTATCGCCTCCGACAAGGCCGGCACCGAAGGCGACGATCTCCGGCTCGACATCGCCGCCGCCATCAAAGCCGATCCCTGGTGGGGCGGTCTGATCATGGACATGCAGGGTTTCGAAACCGACACCGCCATCCAGATCGGCGACGAAGTCTTCACCGTCGTCAAAGTATCTTTCACCGTACTGTACACCGCCCCTTACGGGTCTGAATAAACCGTATTAAACACAGAGACACAGAGGACACCGAGAAAATCAAAGGCAAAACTTAGGGGTAAATCAAAATCTTTTTTTTGACGTACCCATAAAGATTCAGGTTTCAGGTTTTCCTCTGTGTTCTCTGTGCCTCTGTGTTTAACCCGTTTTTAAGGAGTTTTTATGAACAAGCTCATAACCGTCATAGGCAAAGACGATCTCGGCCACTCATGGAAGTTCGGCCAGATCATCAAGGGGCAGGAATACAGCATCGAAGAGGAAGACTTCACCGACCAGCTGTTTGAACTCCCCTCCACAAAATCAACTAAAGGAGGGTCTGAATAATGGGACTCAACGGAGCAGAAATAGTATATGCACTCAAAAAAGCCGGCACCTGGGGCACCGCAGTCGCTGCCGTTGCCGGTGACGGATTCATGGGCCTGCCGGCAAGCTTAGACCCCGACAACGAACTGATCGTCGATGATAGCCTCGGGCAGTTCTTCGTCACCGATGCCACACCCGGAGCAACCAAGCTCGAACCGACCGTCAGCGGCTACCTGCGCTACAATGATGACGTCGTGCTCTCCATGCTGGCCGCCGTCATGGGTACCGCCGGAGTACCGGTCACCCACTCCGCCGGTACGCTTTCCAAGGATCACGTCCTCAAAGTCGCCAAGAATACCGACGGCCTATTTTTCACTCTGGCCGCCAAGATCGGCACCGGCTTTGTCGAAGAGGTCCCCAGCTGGAAGATCGCCAAATGCGTGCTCACCTTCGAAACCGGAAAGCCGGTCCAGTTTGCCTTCTCCGGTCCCGGCAATGATCTGGTCGCCGACTCCACCGTCAACACCCTCACCACGTTCCTCAGCGTCACCATCCTGGAGCCTGCCAACCGCGCCTACATGGGGCAGGTCGTCGCCCGCATCAATGACGCATCAGGCATCGCCCTGGCTGTAGGCGATAAAGTCGGAGCTTCCAAGATCGTCGTCACACTCGAGCGCAAGCTCACCGGCGTCTATGGCTCCTACGTCGATTCCATCGGCCGCGACCTGATCGACGAACCGACTAACGACGGACTCTGGACCGGCAGCGTCTCCATTACCCTGCCGCGCCTCAAAGACAACACCGGCCGGCTCAAGATCAAAGGCAACACCAGCCGCAAGATGGACATCACCGTCACCGGCCCGATCATCGAAGGGGCCATCCCATACCTGTTCCTGTTTCAATTCCCGAACCTCAAGCCCAAAAAGAACAGCAACCCGCACAAGCAGGGCATTCTCGACAATACCTGGGACTTCGAGATCCTCGGCGCTACAGCGGCACCAACCGGCATGGCCGGCATCACTGACCCGTTGTGGATCACCCTCACCAACAAGATCACCACCGATCTGCTGGTCGGGCCGTAAAAAACAACACCCCTCTCCTTTACCAGGAGAGGGGTTTGAATGACATCTCAGGGAGAGCATAATGAACGGTTTCGACGTATCAACCATCCGCAGTTCCGAAGACCTGGCCGTCTGGGTCGAATACAACGATCAGGTATCCGTGCTGCTGCGGCACATCCCCCGTGAAAAACTGGCCGGTATATTCAAACAGGCCACACGCACCACCTGGGATAAAAATCACCAGCCCGAAACCACCATCGACAATATCAAATACGGCGAGCTGGTCGGAGAAGCAGCAATAGCAGACTGGGCAGGTCTGGTCGATGGCGAAGAGCCGTTCCCCTGCACCAAAGAAAACAAAGCCCTGCTGATGCGCAAATGGGGCAACTTTGCCAAGTTCGTATCAGACCTGTCCTCCGATCTGGACCGTCTGATCGAATCCGAGCAGGATGCCGTAAGAAAAAACTGATCGAACACCTGCGGGCTGTCAGAGACTACCCAAAGGTGAACTGCAGGGATTGTCTGGCCGCGCAAGAGCTGGACGACATCCTGCCGGCCTGCAAAACAGATGAAGGCTGCCTGATACCTCCGCTGCTGCCGGATGCGGCCCGCGTGATGGAAATCAGGGACCGGCTGATCAGACTGCACCGGCTCAAGATCGGCCCCGAAATACTCAGGATCTACAGCGCCACCCGCCGTGATCTGGAACTGATGGCCCTCGCGGAAGACGAACTGAACGAGAAAGGAGACACCGAAGATGGCAATGGACCTGAAATGGATGTTGAGTGCTGATGACAAAGCCTCTCCGGTATTCGACAAACTCAAGGGTTCTGCCACCGAAGCCGCCAAAGGTGTAGAAGGTGCCTTCACCGGTGCCATGGGCAAGTTCAACCTGCTCACCGGGGCCGTCTCTGCCATGATGACCGTCGCTGCAGGCGGAGCTTTCAGCAAGGTCATCAAAGAAACCGTCGCCTGGACCGGCGAAGCGGTATCCCTCTCCAAGGCCCTCGGCATCACCACACAGGCCGCATCCGTCCTCAACCTCGCCCTGGGTGACGTCTACCTCTCCAAAGAAACCATGCTCGCCGGTGCCGGTCGGATCGCCAAAACCCTCAAGACCGAAGAAGAGGCATTCCAGAAACTCGGCGTCGCCACCCGTGACCAGTCCGGACATTTCCGCTCCACACTCGAAATCATGACTGATGTCAATACCAAGCTGGGCACCCTGCGCGAAGGCACCGACCGCAACATCGCCGGCATGTCGATCTACGGCAAAAGCTGGGGAGAGCTCGGCGGACTGATCAAGCTGAACAGTGATGTCATGAAAGATGCCGAAGAAAAAGCCAAGCGCCTCGGGCTCGAAGTCGGCGAAGAGAGCGTCAAAAACGCCAAAAAATACAAAGCCGCGCTCAACGACATCGAAGACGTCGGTAAATCCCTCGCCGTCAGATTCGGAACCGTCCTGCTCCCCGCCCTGGTCAAGGTCGGGGCCTTCCTCGGCAACAACGGCCCGGTGCTGTCCGATGCCTTCCGCTGGTCGCTCAATGCCCTCGGATTCTCCGTCAAGACACTGGGAGAGTGGCTCGGCCTGATGGGGTACCGCGCCGTCACCTTCGGAGCAATCCTCAAATCGGCACTGACCGGAAATTTTGCCGATGCCAAGCGCGAATACGCCAACTTTGTCGCCGCCGGAGATGACTTCAACAAGCGCACAAAAGAGCGCTGGGGCGCAGACTGGGGCAAAGACGCCGACATCACCAGCAAAGCCATCAAGGGTGATCAACTCCCCACCGACTTCACCGCCAAAGCCGACGCCGATGCCGCCGACAAGAAAGTCAAGATCTGGAAAGACGCTGCTGTAAAGATCGTCAATGGCGAACTGGACTCACTCAAGAAACGGCTCGACCAGGAGAAAGAACATCTTAAAAAAGTACAGTCGCTTTATGAAGAGCATGTCAAAGAGCTGGATACCTTCCGGGAATCCGCCCAGAAAATAAAAGACAAGATCACCGCCCGCAATAAAACCGCAGCCGATGATGCGCTGGCCGCCAGCCGGATCGGCGAAGACAGCTATCAAAAATACTTCCGTCAGCAGGCCGAGCTGCAGACCGAAATGAACGACCTCGAGAACAGCCCCGGATGGTCATCCAAAAGCATCATCGAAAAGGCCGAAAAATACAACGACCTGATCGACAAAGCCAAAACCTACGCCGACACCGTCAAGACAGGGGCCGTCGAAAATGTCAGCGCCCAGGATGCCGAGCGCAACTTCCTGATTGTCAAAGAATCCGCCGAAGCCAGCATCAACAGACTGCTCGGCACGCAGGAACAGCAGCTTTTCGACAATACCGTCAAGCTCGATGAGTCCGTAGAAAAACAGCAAAAGGTTGTCACCTTGCTGGAAAACCAGAACCTCAAACTAGAGGCCATGAAAAAGAACATCGAAGCCATCACAGACAAAGACGTCAACATCAACATCGTCGTCACCGGCATGGAACAGCTCAGCAAGATCCAGGCTGTCATGAATGGCGGCACCTCCACCGTATTCAACCGGCAGCAGGGTTTATCGGCCAGCGAATACTACCAGCAGGGCGATTCCATGTACTGGGGCGATGGATCATATGCAGGTCCGGCGTATGCCCGTGGAACGGATTACGTCCCGGCCGATGGCCCGGCCTACCTGCATAAAGGCGAAGCCGTCATCCCGGCAGCCCAGAATACCGGCGGCGGCAATGTCACCGTCCCCAATATCAACGTCTATGTCCAGAACGGCGACTCCAAAGAGATCGCACGCAACGTCTGGCCCGAAATCCAGAAGCTGCAGACCCGTTACCGGAGCGCCACATAATGCCCGCCACCTTCACACATAGCGGTGGCAGCATCACCTTCACCCGCACACCACAGCGGCCCGATCGGTCGCTCGATGTAATCCAGCCGGCCCGCACATCCGCTGGCGGCTCACGCTTTGGTTTCGCCCATACCATCATCAACCAGGCAATCAGATTGCGCCTCCGGCTCACCACCGCCGAAAAAAACGCCCTGCTGGCCTTTTTCAACAGCACCGTCAAGGGCATGTCCGAAGTCTTTATCTACACCGACCCGATGGGCAACGCCCAGTCAGTCCGCTTTGGCACACCCCGCCTTAATGGCCTGCGGGAAAAAGCCTACGACAGCTGGGAAATCACCGTAGCACTGCGGATCTTCGGTGGGGATTGGCTCTGGCCATCAGGCGACACCCTGCTCTGGTCCAACGGCGACACCATGGGAGTATAGCAAATGGCAAACATTAAAATCGACGATCCCAGCATATACGCAGAAACCGTCAACCTGACCGACCGGGTACCGCTCTCCCAGGGCGACGGCCTGCCCAAATCCGCCTCCCTTCAGCAGATCGTTGATCTGGGCGGCGGTGGCGGCACAATGGCCCTACTCGGAATATTCTTCGGTACCGCAGCAGAAATCGCCGCCATACCAACCGGCGACAAATACGCCACCGAAGCCCTGTGGATTGCAGCAGGTCGTCTGGTGGATACCTACTGGCTGTTCTTCGAAATGCAGGCAGCGGGCGGCGGAGGCGGAACAGTCCTATTCACCGATAGCTTCAACAACAGCACGCTCGATACGGCAAACTTCACCTCCAACACCGCAGCATCAGGCACCGTAGTCGAAGGCGCAAGCGGCCTGGCGATAGATTCACCCGCAGCCGAGGACGCCTCATTCATCACCTACAAGACCGCCATGCCGCTGGCAAACCGAAAATATACCATCCGGCTGGCAATCCAGACCACCGCAGAGGGCTGGGCCATAACCACCGTCAAAAACGCCACAGAACCGGCCCCGATGAATACCGGCGACCTCGGCCCGCTGACCCGTCTGGATATGGTCGGCAACCTTACCGGCGTTTTGCTTGGTTACATTAACGACGCCGACGCACAGATCTGGTCCATCAGCACCATCGGAACGGAAAGTTTCGCGCTCGACGACGAAATCGATATCACCATCGAAACAACCGCCACGCAGTTCCGCTACACCTACAGCCTGGCGGACGGATACGCCACACCAATCGCTCAAAGCGCCTGGATCGACTGGTCATCCGTAAAGAGTAACCCGGCGACCGATGGCGTCAATCACTGGCTCACCATCGGCGATATAGCCCTCAACGGCGGCGCTCAGAGCCATAGAGTCAAACTGTTCAAAGTGGAGTCGTTCTAAATGCCGGTTCTGACCAAAACAGGAGCTGCCACAAACATTGTGGACAAATATACCAACAACCCTCTCTGGAATCTGGAGGGTAACGGTATCTTCATCCAGTTCGGCAGCGCCGTGCATTTCTATTTCAGCGATCAGTACAACGTGTCCGGCCATGTCCGCATTGCCACCGATGCAGACGCCGCAACATGGGGCACACCGCAGACCGTCATCGCTTCCAACGGCTCCTGGTGGACAGCCTGCAAAGACCCCGATACCGGCATCATCTATGCTCTCGGCACCTCCAGCCCCGGGAATGATGGCGATGTCTACGCCTTCAAATCATCAGACGGATTAACCTTCACCGCCATCAACAACGGCAATCCGGTACTGTCTCAGCCCGCCGATGCCAACTCCGTCTGGTATCACCGCTGGAATACAAAACTGGTCATAGTCGATGGCATCTTTCATCTCTGGATGGATACCGCCTATTCTGGTTCGCTCGGTCCTATCGGCGGCGCGGTTCCATCGCTCGGCATCACCCTCAACTGGGGGCAGGCGTACAGCTTCGCATCACTGGGAGTCGGTGACACGCTCAATTTTGAGCCGAACAAAACAACCACCTGGGCCATACCGCAGGGCAACGCGCTGGAGGCGATCTACATACCGGAGCGCAACGCAATCTTTTTTATTGACGCCCACTTCCCCGACCCGAACCAGCTTGACGGCCATAACGGGCTGTATTCCCATATCCGCGCCCTGTCAGCCTCTGCCTATGCAGACCTGTCTGACTGGGCAAACTACACCGAGCTGGATTTCGGAATCGAAGGCGAATGGTATCCCGATCTGGTCAATCGCCGATCCGTCAGCGACCCCGGCATTAACACCATCACCGGAAAAACATCAGCCGCGATCTTTGCCTACAACTACGACCAGGAAAACCAGAATGTCGAATACTCCGATCTAACCCTGTTGGAGCTGTATGACGCATCCGGAGGGGTAAGCTACCCCGCCGCTGCAGTTACAACCTACACCCTCAACCGGATCATCGACATGGCCGGAAACGAATACACCATCAAAGACTCCGCTGGTAATGACATTTTTCCACTGGAATAAATAATGATCAATCGCCTCTACCATAGCGGTACCGATACCACCATCCAGTTCCCTGGTCCGGCCCTGCGTGAATCCAGCGAATCTCATGAGCTGTACCAGAACAGCGGCCATGACTCTGCCCGCACCTTTTTCTGCTACAGCCGCAACCAGGTACATCATGCGGAATACGCGCTGGTGTACTCCCGCGTTCCAACTGCCGTACTGGACGCCCTGTATTCATTTCTGCAGTCACGCAATGGCGATAAAAACACCTTTACCTGGTACGACGAAAACGGCGACGCCCACACTGTCCATTTCGCCACCGGCCATCTGGAATCACTGGAGACCAACCCCGGCCTGCACCGCTGCCGCTTCACCCTGGCCGAAAAACCGACCGGAGCCACCCTGATCACCGGCACTGAAACCGACTGGGATGCCGTCGCCGGCCGCAGCATCGACGTCACCCCGATCTGGATACTGCGTACCCTGTTCGAAGGCGTCCAGCGGGATATCTCGGACAGCGCCTGGCAATTCCCCGCCTCCAGCCTCAACGGTTTCACCACCACCCTGCCGCTGGTCGCACAGTGGGGCCAGATCCGCGAGAATATCTCCGGCTACATCGGCGAAATGCTGATCTCCGATTTCAACATCACCCTGCTGGTGGATCAGGACGACGACAACAGCATCTATCACCTGGCGCTGCGTGATGCCATCGAAAAGAATCCGGTCGATCTCTATCTCACCTTTGCCGAGCTGGACCCGCTCATCACCGCTCCGCGCCTCATGTTTCGCGGCAATGTCAAAGATGTCGACATCCCCGATCAGACACAAGTCAATCTGGTCATCGAAGATGAAACCGCCAAGCTGCAGCAGTATCTCGGCACGCGGATCAGCAGCGAAGTGTACCCGCTCTGTGATCCGGACGTGGTAGGAAAACTGATACCGATTGTGTATGGCTCTGTGTCCAAATTACCGGCGTTGTGTGTGGAATCCGGCTGGGTCACCTCGCTAAAAAGTGACATCTCGGCAAGCCAAACAACCATTGATATTACCGAATTGCCAGCCGGAAAAGCGGTATACAACACGCAAATCATTATTGACGACGAAATAATGACCATCACATCGGGGCGACCACCAGAGACCGCCAGACGCAATTACGCACTATCATCATTAGGAGCCAATACAGCGGGATCCATAGCTAACGACACAAGATATAGCATGGCCACTATAAATAATGGCACTCGAAGATTTTCTGGCGTGGACGGTTGGTATTCTTCCGACGCGGCAAATTCAGGCATACACTGGGGGCAAATCAACTTCAAGTTTCCGGTAGTTGTCGATGAGGTCAGATTTTATAACATTTCAGACGACTATGTAACCAGGACGACAGATCCTGATATAACTACCCCGGCGACCCTGTATCAATCCGCGTCTTTTAAAATATATTTGCTATTGCTTGACGGAACGTATCAGGAGGTCTACTCAACAACGACCTGCGATAAGGCCTGCGTAATTGCCACCTTTGCCGGCATCACGGCCAAAGGGGTACAGATTAATTTAATCACTGGCCGGCGTGATGGGCAAGGCTGGAACATGGTGGAGTTGGAGGCGTATGGAGTTGAGTATGTAGATACGAACCCAGTCACAACCTCGCTGAGTGTTCTGCGGGGGCAGGGTGGTTTCCCTGCCGCTGTTCACACCAAAGGCTCCACTGTGATGCAGAAGATGCTACCGACCGAGCCTTTGGTGTATCTATTGGCGGATCATTTTCTTGATGCTATCGGAAATATTGTGGCGCGAGTCCGTGGCGTGGATGTCGACATAACGTCCGATGTTTCTAAATATCTGGGAACTGCGGGCAGTCAGTTGGCAAAATATCCAGGTAAGGCAGCCATAACAATTCCCGATTTTGCAAAGGTCAACCAAAGAATCTCGCTTTCCCTGGATGGCGACCCTGCAGCCGTAGATCCTTTGCATGGTCACGCCCCGGATGCTTCCGTTTTGACAGCCTTCGGCCCCCAAACAGCTTCGGGGGCATCCGGGACCTTGATCGCCAAGAACTGGATTGTAAGCGCCGCAGACAATATCGCGAAAAAAGATTTTGTGAGTATCATACAAAACGTGACTTTCCCTGATCCTGGCGGGGTTATTGATACGGGTGCCACAACAACCATGTCACTGGTTGTTAATTTCCAGAATCAATACCACGACTGGTCGCCATTCCCCACCATAGGGCTGTATATCCAGAGTAATGGTTATCGCATATCAGACATCTATGCTCTGGACGTCCATGATAAAACCGACTGGACAATCCCCCTGAATTATTACAGCGCTTCCGCCAAGCAAGGCAATACTGTCAGCCTGGTTATGTATTTCAAGGGTAATGGGACGAACAACAGTTATAAGATTGTGGTGTACGGGACAATAAAATCAGGGACCAGATCTGGAAAATATTCTCCCCAGACCATTGCAGTAAAGCAGAATTACTCTGGTGTATCTGTAAATAAAGGAACTCTGCAGTTGAATGGTAAT